AATTTATTTATTAAATTTCCAAATATGACTACTTAACATTGTGTTCATTTGCGTAATCATTAAATTTACTTGTTATTACTGAAATCTTTTTGTCGAATGGTATTTGCGTTCCAAACTCCAAAATGTTTGTATTCTCCCGTTCAAACCTGCGGACAAAGTTAGCGAAATTCAACTTTATACGCAATTCATTCTCCGGGATTAAGTTACGCCCGTACAAATCCAATACCTCGTTCCGGGTCAAATGGCGGTACGGCTCCAACTCTGCCAATATCAACATACGTTGCAATTGGGTTGGGTTGTTCCGGTACTCCGTTTCGATAATCTGATTTTGTAGGGCGTCCAATTCTGCCTCACTTGCGCCGCTTTCCTTTGCCGACTTGTAACGGTTCCGCAACTCGCTTGCGTCGTACAAATAGAACTCCGTGCCGTAATTGACTTTTGCAGATACGAACATATTGCCGTATCGCAATCGGCAAACCGTTTCATCGACGAACTGTTGGGCGGCTTCAAAGCCTTTTTTCACTCGGTTTAATACCGTGCTTTGGCTCTCAAATGCGGCTTTAACCTGTTGTTCGTTGAATGCCTCCCGTTGGGTTACTTCCTCGTTTTGTCCGACGACGGCGGTAATAATGTTTTCCCGCAATCGCTTTTCTTCCTCAACGTTATAATCCAAACTTGTACGGTCAACGGTCAACATTTGTACCGGGTTCCGCAAATCGGGTTGTTTGTCCCCGTCCGGTATCGGTATTTCAACAAAGGAACCCGCCCCGGTAATCCGTTTGTCGCCGCACTTGGGGCAACGCATCAATAACCCGGCTTGGTCTAACCTGTAATACCCTTGTTTGTCTTTCAAAAATCCACCGTCGCAATAATCGCCGTTTTCGGCGTTTGTAAAATCGCACGATTGTTCGTAACCGGAATATATCGGGTACGCCCCGTACATATCCAAATGCCGCTTCGATATATGGAAAAACAAAAACCAATCCAACGCCTCCAATTCTTTTGTTAGCGGGGATTGTTTAACGTCCGGTTCTCGCAAATTCATTGGCTCGTTCCAAAAGAAACGGGCGGGGCAATAGCGCAAATCGTGTGGGTTATCAACCAATAATTCGCCTATGTTGCCGCCGTCGTCCTCTGCAAATACTCTGTATCGTTCATCGTCAATAACTGCAATACGTTTATCGGGTTGGCGGAAAATTATCCAATCCATAACCCCGGTTGTCCGGTTTGCCTCAAAGGTTATGACGCTTTCGATAGGTAGCCAATAAAAATACGGGGTCGGGTATCGGTCGGCGGGGTTTTGCTCGGCGGGCAAATCAACTATTAAGACGCTGTTTATTTCCGTCTTGAAAAACTCCCAACCTTTCGTGCTCCAAATTTCCGGCTCCTTTAATACATCTTGGCGGTAATACTCCCAATCGTCCCGTTGTTCCGTGTTTTGAAATTGATAGTTGAACGCCGGGTTACGACCGTCAAAAATACGGCTTAACTTGTCAAAACAAATGCCCGTTACCTCGTTGGTGCGAACGGGGTAACGGAACAATGTTTTGAAGATTTTGAATTTATCGTGCGGGATAAGATTTTGAACCCATGCCAAAAAATCGGTCGTGGGTAAACACATTAAGGGCGTTACGTTGGTTTGGGCGTGAAATTTAATGCGGTTTTGGTGTATGACCGCTTTATTTATCGTCGCCTTTTTCCTCGGTTCCGTTATTTCCTTTCGTATGCGTTTTATATCTAATCCCATTTTCTTTGCTAAATTCAAAAGGTGTTTTTTCGGGCAACTGCCAACCGCCATTGTTAGGCATCCGCAACAGGCGTTCGGCGTGGTTAATCTCAAATTCTTCGGTCGTGTTAAGGGTCGGACACTCCAACACGACCTTTGTAACTTTCGCCGCCATTAGGCTCATGCGGGTTTCAAATCCGTAAGCGGGTTAAACGCCGGGGCAACAATCGCCAAATCGTCCGACCAATTCGGCAAAAACGACCATTGTATTGCGTTGCTGTCCGGGGCTTCCAATCCGCCCAACGTCTTATCGCCGATAAACAACGAACGTATCGGTATCGGGTAATATGTACCGTCTATACTCCCCTTGATTGCGCCGATTGCGCCGTTTTCGTCGAAAATGAAGATACCCAAATTGTCGCCCCAACTTTCGCATTGCATTTCCTTTAATGCCTTGATAACCTCCTGCGGGGCTTTGCGGATAACTCCGGTAAACGGGGTTGGTTCACGTCCAATAACTTCTTCGACGCCTCCCAACGTTTCGTTACCGCCTCCAAAGGTGCGGGCGGCTCCCGCCTCGGCGGTCGGGGCTTGGATATACGGCGAAACAACTATTTTCGTGCTATCCGCCGCCGATAACAGGGGCGTCCATGACGCTAACGCCGTAATCGCTTTTTCACTCGTAAAACTGTTTTTGCTTCCGTCGTCTTTCATAAGACGTTGAAAAGCCACTTTCTGAACCTGTCCGAAACTTTCCGAACACGTAATTGCGGGTACATCGGGCAACGCCGCCCCCGCCGGACATTTACAAATCATACTTCTTTGTTTTTAACGTTAAAAATATTATTACTTTCTCCGGGGCTGTCCCTTTGCCCTCTCGTTTCGGTTACAAAGTTATAAACTTTTTCCCGGATAATCTTGCATATCTCAAAAATATTGCTAATTGCGTCGTCTTACGCCTCGGTTTGCGTGTGCGTATGGCTGTATATTGCCGTCCGCAATCTCCTTTTCATATATCCCGGTCAATCCGTCCTCCGGGTCGTCGTGCGTATTGGCTCCGAAATTGCGCAAAAATCCGGTTACATGGTCGTAAACGGCTTTGTACCGGGTTTCCCAACCGAACGGCATAATTATATGTTGATTAACCATTGCGGACGCTGTTATTATCCGGCTTTCCTTGTTGCCCCCTTGATAAAACGGGCCGGTAATCGCCCGGACTTTCTTTTTGATAACCTTTTCATAACCCGCACCACCGTTGTTGCTCTCAACCCACGCTTTTTGCGTCCCGTTCCGGTTAATCATCGCCGGGACGGTTACGGTTGTAACGTCCGTATTTTCGTCCGTCATTTCCATATCTGTAATAAGGGCAAACAATATCGGCTCCATGCGCTTTGTTTTCTCGTTGAAAAACAGATTGTCGGACTTATACACGTCATACGTTGCGGCAAACAACAGGTCGTCGCCCTCGTCGGCAACGTCAATGTATGCGCCGGAACGAATGTACGTGCCGTAATCGGATTTTTCGACCCACGTTTTGAAAGGTTGGTACAATCGACCCTCGGCGGAACCGGGGTTGCCTTGATACAGGCATTGAAATTGCACCGGGTCTAATGCCTTTTGCGCTTCCAACTTTTGCTTACTGTGTCGGCTTTCCCATAATGCCGCCCCCGGTTCCCGTGGGTCTATCTCGGTCGGTTCCCCGGTTTTCAACCCCTCAAAGTTTATGCGCACCCACGCCCCCGGCGTTACGTCCTCCAAATCCGCCCAACACTTAACATCAATAATCGTTTCGCCGCTCTTTTCAATGCGCCCTATCAAATCGTCGTCGTGCCAACGGGTAAATACAATCAATTCTTGACTATCATTGTGTAAACGGGTGCGTACAACGGTCGTGTACCATTTCCACGCCGCCGCCCGTACTATCGGGCTGTTACCCTCGGCGTAATCTTTATACACGTCGTCCAATATCGAAACGTCCACGGTTTTAGACGTCAGCGAACCGCCACGACCGACGACACGCAACGACCCCTTACGCCCGACCATTTCGATAACATCGGAATTGCGCAAATAGGTATTCGCCATTGTTACGACGTTCGACCCATTTAAGTACGTGCCGGGGAATAATTCACGATACCGGGGCGTGTCGATTATTCGTTGAACGTCCCGGTTAAAATCCCGTGCGATTGTCGCCGCATACGAACCGATACATATTTTGCGGTCGGGGTCTAACCCCAACATAAATGCGGGTAATTTGCGGCTTGACCCCTCCGATTTGCCATGTTGCGGCGGCTGTTGTACAATCATCTTTCGTATTTTGCCATGCGCAAACATATCCAACAGGGTATAATATACAACATGAAACGGTTCCAATACCAAATCCGGTTGCATATACCGGGCAAAGTTGATAAGACGTTTACGGGCGGCGGCTCGCACCAATTCGCCGGGGTCTGCCTTGATTGCCTCGTACATCTTCAATAATTCCTCGTTGCTCATGGTCGTACAATTTTATCGGGTGTAACTATCAATTCGCCGGGCTTTTTCGGTATCCAATTCAAACACGCCGTTTCGCTCCTTATCCGGGAACGGTTCAGGGTAAACGGACAACGGCAACAAATCGGCAATCTATTTGCAACATCTAAATTCTCATGGTCGAAATACCAAACACCGTGTCCGCAATCCCCGCAATAATGGTTCGTTTTGGTTACAACCTGTTTAACAACATTCATTCGCTTTGCCATTATTGCGCCCCTCCTTTCTCGGCGATTGTCTTTTGAAATTCGGCGGACTGCAATTTGTCGGCGACGGCAAACAACAGGTCGTCCGGGATTGCCTTAACATCGTATTTCGGTTTATCGTCGTCCGTCCCGGCGTTGTATCCGGGTATCTCGATTTTAACGGGTGCATCAAATCCCAACATCTTTGCCCGGCGTTGTTGAATGTTCAACAGCAAGTCCAAAAACCGGGGATTGCCAGCCGACGTTTCAACGGTCGTTTCGTCATACCCGTAATATTCCGGGTCGCCGTCGGTCGCATCCGTTTTGATAGGACGCCCCCGGTTGGTTTTCTCTTTGGTGCGCATCTTTCCGGTTTTTGACGCCTCCCACGCCTCCCACGCTTGTTGCTCCATCTTATCCAACTTGCGCAATTCCTGTGTAACATATTCGTCTATTGTATCCAACCGCTCCCGCTTCCATTCGATAAGGCATTGTTGCAAATCGTAATAAACCATTTGAAAGGTTATTGTATAACCCATTCCACGGGCGGACAAATCCCGGTTCAATGCGTCCGCAATTTCCCGGTACGAATAACCACGCAAAAATAAATCGGCACAGAAACGAATGTCATAAATTCGTTGTTCCTCGGAACGTTTGTTGTAGCCTAATGGCTTCTTTCTCTTTTTCATCGTCAAACCTCCTTAATCGTCAAATCGTATTCCCATACATACCCGCCCGCCGTTTTATACACTCCTTTACAACATCGGGTAATTGTTATATTTTTTATTCCCGTTTTTCTTTCCGCTTCCCTTATAGATTTATACCGGGCAATTTCGTTTCCGGCTTTTGAACGTTGTATTACAGGTTTAGCAATTTTATTATGTTTGCCGTTATATGTATTGTTATACTGATTATCGCACCATTCCAAATTATCGGCATTATTATTAAACTTGTTTCCGTCCTTATGATTTATTTGTTTCCCGTTATTTAGATTTTGAACAAATGCCATTGCAACCAATCTATGAACCAATAACGCATTTGGTTTTCCGGACTTCGATAACCTTACTTGCAAATAACCTTTGCCGCTTACAGTTGGTTTTAGCAACTTGGGTTTTCCTGTCCTCCCATAATTGAGGCTTTTTACATTACCATAATTGGATATTTGGTAATTCTCAAAACCGGGTATATCTTTCCAAACTTCCATATCTTTTTTTTGCAAAGGTAACAAATGTTTTTCGATTGCAAGTTATTTGCACGGAATTTCCATTTTAAGAGGCTTTTTGTCTTATCCAATACTTTCTATATCTCGGCGGTTATCTTTTAACCACGGGGCAAATTTACGGCTTTTTCGCCGCATTGCCAACCGTTTGTTCTCTCTCACATATAAACGGCAAAACCCCGGCTTTGTTTCCGGGGCTATTGCTCTATCGTCCTATTCCATTTTCATACTTTCCGTTTGAGCAATGAAAATGCGGTTCAACTCCTAATGTGATTTTATACGTATGCCCGTCTTTGGTTTCTTTCAACGCTAAACATACCGGGCGGGGTTTCCCGTTTATCGGATATTCCGGGTTAAAATAACGACACGTCCCGCATATCTTTTCGGGCTTCGATTGTCCGGGGCAATTACTTTTTCCCATTGTTGCCCCCTTTCCTTTTGTTCTTTGCCCGGCGTTTATCCCGTGGGTTCCTTTTCGGCATTTCGACCCGGTGTATTTCTACTTTGGAACCGGGGAACATCTTGCCGAAAAATTCCGCCATTGCTCGCACCTCCTTTGGGACGTCGAACGCCTCCGGCTTCTTATGCTCCGGGCAAATCCCCCGAACCGGGCAATTGTCGCAATCCTCATTCCGCACAACCTCGCCCGGCTTATCGGCTTCTTTGAACCCGTGCCAATTGTCCCTCCGTGCGGACGCTTCGGCGAAATTCTCCATTGCTTCAACTGCGACTTTCGCCAATATGTAATCCGGGGTATCGTTAAAATGCGCCTCCAAAGAATTACGGTTGATAACCTCGGCAATCTCTTTCAAAAATTTTTCTCTTTTGTTCATCGCTTTATTGATTTTTGGGTTTGTACTCTTGGCACGGCATAACGCCGCACGATTGTTCGCATTTGAACACCTCGCAATAACCGTTCCCGTTGACGTCCTCGTTTGTAAAGTTGGCGCAATTCCCGCATCCCTTATCGCCGGGTTCTTTCGGTACGCTTACGCCTTTCGGCTCAAACTCCCGGTTAAACTCTCTTTCCGGGCGGGTTGTCAATCGTCCGTCCGGTTCCCGGACAATGTAGTACGTTTCCGGGGCGTCAATGAAAATGCCGTTGCCGTCCGGGAACGAATAAACCGCCCGCCCGTTTGGGGTTCTCGGTATCGTCATGGTTCCGCCTCCGGTAAATCTCAACAGGTCGTCCAAATTGTCCCGGCGTACCTGTATTGCGTCAACTTCTAACAACGTGCGGCAATATCGGGTTCCCGCCGTGGCGTCCGGCTCAACTAACCGGGTGCGGATTTGTTCCGGGTATTCCGTCGGGTCGTACTCGACGTTGAAAACAACGGCGGCGTCTAACGTGTGGGTAACTAACAAGCGTTTCCCCAATCGTCCGGCGACTGCCTGTTTTAGTGCTTCAATTGCGTTTTCCTGTATCTCGGTTGTGTCAACCGTGATTTCGTAACGGTCGGGTTTTTCCTCGACCTCCGGTTGGCTTTTGGCAATATCGCCAATCATAACCAACAATTCCGCATCAAACGGGTTTAACTTACTTTCTGTCATGCTCTAATTTTTTATTCGTTCTTACTGTTTTCGGATATGCCAACCGCCAAAATATCGTTTTTCGGTCGGTTCTGTTGTACTTATCGCATTGCCTACCTATTCCGGGGCAATCTTCCCTTTGGATTTTGCAGCGAACGCAACGTTGCGTAAATATTGCGGGGTTGTTGTTGGCTAATCGTGCATCCGCTGCCGTCCATATCTCGGCAATCAATACCATACCCCGGTAAACGCAACGTTCGCCGGGGTTGTACTCTCTGTTTGGGTCGAACGGTTCGGGTTGCTTAACTCTCATTCTTTGCCCGCTTCGTTTACATAGTCAAACAATGCGTCCAAATCGTCCTTTGCGCCTTTTACGCAAATTCGTACCCTATCGCCCCCGGCTAATGCGGTTTCGACAATCTCACAATTATACCGGGGGGCGCTTATCTGTATCATTGCCGCCGTGGTATTCGTTACAAACTCGTTTCTTTCTTCCATGCTCTCGGATTTTTGAAGTAAATAAAAGCCTCTGTTGCTTCGTTCTCGCTTTGGCACGCCCCCAACAAAAGCGTTGCCAAAGATAACAATAAAATCTTTGCTTTCATCGTTTTACCTTTCTTTTAATCCATATAAACCGTATGCCAATGCCGACAAACAATATTTTCGCCTCAATGTCAACGTAACGGTCGTAACCGTTGACCGCATCCACGGACACGCCGGGAATAATAAACCAACTCTTATACTTCCAATATTCCCGGACGTAAACAGACACGCCAACCCGTCCGGCATGGAACCCAATTTGCGCCGTATGTACGTCGCCATTGTTGCGGATAATTCCAACTTGTTTTTTACTCATATCTCCAAATATATTTTTTATAAT